GTGAACAGTTCCTGGGGGTATTCCCCAAGCCTGTCCTTATAGGCCTCCCTTAACAGGGGGGCCCACTCATCCCACACACTATCACCGTGCAAAGATAACTCTAACCAAGTCTGCTCCACATTAGTGCGTACGATATCATCTAACATCTTTTTATTCTTGCACCAATACGACAAATACAAAATCGAATCCAATTCTTGTGGCCCCACGAAAGAATCCAACAAAGGATCTTTCTTAAAGCCTCTCTTAAGAAACCCAACATCAGATAGTGGTCGACTGGATAAAACACTAGTACCCTTAGTCTCTGTAGTATAAATCATATACCTTTTAAGCATTGCTGCCTCAATGGTACATTGATTAAACTTATCGATAACTAGGGGACTAATATTCAGAATGTTGTCGTCACCATAAGTCAATATGAATACATGCAACCAAAAGGAGCTTGCCATATGCACACCCATTAAATCCACCCACACCATGTTAAATATAATCAAATTATAAAAACTGTTGATGATGGAAGTCATGGGATGTCCACTAGGTAAACTCTTCACCCACTGGTACACTGTATCACACTTACCTCTGGTGCCACCTAAGTGGCGAGAATGCAAAACCTCCAGCCAGAGAACTCGCCTAATACGAGCATTCTCGGGTCCGTCATCATACCAAGCATTAATCTGATCTAAAATAGCCCAAAAAATTTGGGGCTGTTCAGAACTATCAAAACCCTTAAAATCGCCGGCCACACAATGCGGCCCTTTACTTTGCATGCCTTTGGCAACATAATCCCATTCACTATAGGGATTAATGCCAACAGCAACGCCATTCCGAATCCGTGTATCCTGGACTGCAGACGTAAAACCTAAAAACATCATACGAAATGCAATCGTGTAGGCAAGTGGAGCTGAAGAAATCAGACGTGTACCACCAGCTTCCACCTTCACACTAGGACGTAATTCGTCCTTTAAAAAGTCCACAAAAACATGTGTGGTACGTTTATTATCTTTAGCCAAGCTTAAAATACGTTCGACCTCAATCTTGAGATCCTTAGCTTCCTGACTATCAAAAGTATATACATCACTACTCCCGAAAAATTTCTTCTTACTAGTATGTCCTTGCAAAACATAAGGGTAACCTGGGGAAGTTCCCCTTGGAATACCCTTTATATTAGTACCAGGCACACCAGCTACAGCCTCTTCAAACGTATGTAAACGCCTGTCATGCTGCACGGTAACATCACGCAATTTAGAAAAAGCATGATGTGCAGCTCTATCTACGTCCTCTTGTGCATAATACTGCAACGGAGAACCATATTTACCCACAGCAATAGCCATGGGATTAACCCACTCACCTTCAGCATTCTTAAATCTACCTTGATGCGCAGGAACCTTATCTAACGGTCCCAGGCACCCATACATAGGTGTCTTAGTCAAACTAGTAACGGGATTCAAAGCATGGGCAACCTTATTATGTCTAAGGCCCAAAAAAGCACCCTCCACGGGTGCATCAATGCACTGAAACTCCAGATGGGACTGATAATCAAGATCTTCTATAACATTAAACCTCTTCATCAACATATCAATCTTTTCAGAAGTCATAATGTTACAGATACCTATACCCAAGGAAGGTTGCCCGGCTACATGAATACCAATGATGCGCCGACATTGTAAATGTGGAGCTTCCTCCAAATTCACAACACCACCACAGTCACCAGCTTTAGTATAGCCTAATACTCGTATCCCATAGCTAAAGTGTAAGGATCTTTATCCTTACTAACTTCAACACGATCACGTCTACTAGCTGCCATATGCCTAACTCGTTGCACAAACTGATCACCCCTACCTTCAACGGTATCTAATCTGACCCTAACTTTCGAAAGACTTGTAAGGTCGGACTCTCGTACGAAAAAAGAACGGATGTCCTTGTGCGCCCTAAGGCACACAAACTTGACAATTTGACAATCGTCATCAACTGAAGCTGCTCGCTCAAATTGTAAATAATCAGCTATAGGATAAGAAACCTTAACAGCTGGATTAAACACATTAATGAGAATAACTTTATCAGTCAACTCAAAAACACCTTCATCAACGCCATGGCGCAATTGCCTGTCAAAATGGACAGGTAACAAAGCACAGGTGTCCTGTATAAACAGGACCTGTCCAAAGGTCTGAAAACCCAGTGGGCTCTCAGCCCTAAATTGGTAGACGTTGCGTGCTGAAACATCAGCTATCTCGCTACCATAAAGGTCACCCTGATACGCTATATCAGACTCCACTACCTTCCTGCTGGTAACTACTCGCCTTGGTAGGCTAGTTACAACAGGTTCATTAGATTGCTCAAGAGGCTTACCCATAAGGCGCTCATAAGCACGCTTCAAAACATTTGCAGTGAAGCTCCTCTTAACCTCAAAGGTGCCTTCAACTTCCACAGTTTCCTCAAAATCACTGGGTCTCAAACTATCTAGAGCTTGAGCCAATAAGGCTGAATCAACTTTGCCTTTCCTCCTCAAAGATTTCTGGATCTCTTTATCTTTAGTCACTGGTTTATGAAACCACGAGACAACAGAATTAAAGATCTGTTTACCTATGAAGAAAATAATGGCAATGGATGCTGTAGATAACAAAAAAGCTATCAATGGCATCTCAACTATCTCATCGAGAATCTCAAAAAACTCTTTATTCATCACACGCAAATCCAAACAACCTACAACACAACGCTTCAAATAATCGCCATATCGCTCAAATATACCTGCCTGTGGTTCAATCTGTATCTCACCCTTGGAAGGCAAAGCAGATGGTGCTACAGGCATATACTTACGCATAAACTCTACAGCATTAGGCATCGGTGGTTTTAAAATACAATCACC